AAACGAGGTAGTCGAGTAAGCGATGAAGAGTTGTTTGCTCGACTCATTTATTATGGAGTTACACAGCTTTGTAGGAATGAGGAGGATGTGTGGCTTATGGCAATAGGAGATCTCTTGGATCAGTGGGAAATACACAAACAGTTTATGGGATTGGCTAAGCCTAAAGTTGAGTTGTTTATTGATGAAGTGATACCTATTGGTATCTAACACTTAATACACCAAAATTCATACAAAAATAACATATTTGTATGAATTTGTTTGACATTTGTTTACGAATGTGTTATTGTAATTTTAGAAAAATACGAGATTTTTGGGGTGAAAAGATGTCAATTAATTTTGAAACATTGATTCCTTATAATAAAATATTGGAATCACCGGAAGATGTGCTTGATTTAGTCGATGAAAATGGACAAGTGATATTACTTAAAAATAATGAACCTTCTTACCTTATTATTAGAGCAAAAGATGCAATACAATTAACTAAACTAAATGAATACAATCAATATAAAGAAACCAAATATAAGCTGCATGAGGCTATGAAGATTGTATTGAGCGAAACAGATGATAAAATAATGCATGCGTCAGACCTCGCGGATGAAATCTATTTAAGAGGATTGTATTTAAAAAAAGATGGTACTAAAGCCGAATACAATCAGATTAGAGCAAGATGTGGCCATTATCCTAGTCTATTTGAAGCCCTTCCAGGCAACATCATAAAACTTAAAGCTAAAATTTGAAATAATAATTCAGTCAAGGAGAAAGTACGATGAATCAAAATTTTATTTGTCCATTTCCCATTAGGTGGAATGAAATATTTAAAGATTTATGCAAAGCATATGAGACTTTAACAGGAATAAAACTGCCATCTAAAGTTTCTGATGTGCATAGTGCAGGTGGTCCACCAACTCCATTAATACTAGCTGGATGGGTGTTTTCAAACGATAATGACAAACAGGAGCGATGGCAGGAAACACTACAATGGGCAGAAAAATATAACCTTCTTCAATTAACGACAGTCGAAGAACATGACAAATGTTTTTCAGCAGGAAATACACGAAGCGGAGGCATACCTTTTGGCGAATAATATACACATATTAACAAAATAATATCAAGGAGAATGCTATTATGGAATTTGATGATAATTTTAAAAATCTTTCAGATTTAGATGATGAAACTTTGGACAGCAGTGGGCTATATTGCATAAGATTAAAAGAAAACTCAAAGCTTCCGGATAGATACCAAAATATTCTTGATAGTAGGAAAATTAAGTATATTTATATTGGCAAGGCAACTACAACCTTAAGAAGTCGTATGAAAGAAGAACTTGAACACATTGGACCGGGAACTTTTTTTAGAAGCATTGGTTGTGCATTAGGCTACAAACCAATGCATGGGCATTTGATAGGATTGGCTAACCAGAATAATTATAGATTTTCCCAAGATGATAAGATGAAAATAATAGATTGGTTGAATGATAATATTGAAGTCAGCATAGTAAAATATGAAGGTGATTTCAATATAGAAGCAAATTTGATAAAACAATACTGTCCATTATTAAATATTACACATAACCCTAAAAAACTACAAGAACTCAAGGAAGACAGACAAAATTGTAAAAGAATAGCAAGAGGAGAACATTAATTATTTAATTATCTATTGCATAATAACAAGTCAATGGCACTCTAACAAGGGTGTCTTTTTTATGCTCAAAAACAAGGAGGTGGAAGTATGGCAGATAACTTTGGTCTCAAGATTGGCATTGAAGGCGAACGAGAATTTAAGAAAGCTTTAAGCGATATAAACCAATCATTCAAGGTTTTAGGTTCTGAAATGAATTTAGTATCATCTCAGTTTGATAAACAGGATAAATCAATACAGGCTATAACAGCAAGGAACAATGCTCTTAACAAAGAAATTGATGCTCAAAAGGATAAAATTAGTGCCCTTGAGGCTGCCCTTAAGAATGCCTCCGAGAGCTTTGGTGAAAATGACCGAAGAACTAAGAATTGGGCTATCCAGCTTAACAATGCTAAAGCAGAACTTAATAACATGGAAAAAGAGCTTGAAGAATCTGCTGAAGAAGCCGATAAACTTGGTAAGGAGTTAGAAGAGTCCGGTAAATCTGCAGATAATGCAAGCAGTAAATTTGAAAAATTAGGCGGTGTTCTTAAAGGCATCGGTGCTGCTATGGCTTCTGTAGCTGCAGCCGCTGGGGCAGCAACAATAAAGCTTGGCAAGGAAATTATTCAGCAATTTGGTGAATTAGAACAGAACCTTGGAGGCTCGGAAGCAGTATTTGGAGAGTATGCTTTATCAATTCAAAAAACCGGTGAGGAAGCCTACAAAAACATGGGTGTATCCCAAAGTCAATATCTTGCTACTGCCAACAAGATGGGTGCTCTCTTTCAAGGTTCTGGGATTGAACAACAGAAGAGCTTGGAACTTACAGAGAAGGCCATGCAGCGAGCTGCCGATATGGCATCTGTAATGGGCATTGACATGCAAATGGCACTTGATTCTGTAGCGGGTGCAGCTAAAGGTAACTTCACCATGATGGATAACTTAGGTGTTGCTATGAATGCCACAAACATTCAGGCTTATGCTCTTGCAAAAGGACTTGATTTCACTTGGGCATCTGCCACACAAGCAGAAAAAGCGGAAGTAGCAATGCAGATGTTCTTTGAAAATACAGAGCAATATGCAGGCAACTTTGCCAAGGAATCAACTGAAACAATAACCGGTTCAATCGGACTCATGCAGGCAGCCCTTGGTTCTTTTACTGCAGGTCTTGGCAATGCCGATGCAGACATGAAAAATTTAACCAATAATCTTGTAGATGCATTTCAAGCAGTTATTAAAAACATTGTGCCTGTCTTGGAGAATATTGTAACCGCACTGCCTGCTGCAATGGATGCAATAATATCAGCTATTGGAGATATTCTCCCGGTGCTTCTTAGTACCGTTACAGAGTTATTCAATCAGGTATTTGAAACAATCCTGAATCTTCTACAAGAGCTTATACCGGCTGCCGTTGACGCTGTTATGACAATTGTTGAAACACTCATAAATAACTTACCTTTATTAATTGATACGGCTGTACTTTTAATTACCGCTCTTGTTGAAGGTATGGGACTTGCATTACCTGAATTAATTCCTGCAGCAGTAAGTGCTGTAATAACAATAGTACAAAGTCTTATGGAGAATATGGAGATGGTTTTAGAAGCAGCTTTCGCTATCATAAAGGGATTAGCAGAGGGACTTCTTAATGCCCTACCTGCTCTAATTGAAGCACTGCCGCAAATCATAACAACCATTATCAACTTCATTACAAATAACCTGCCTGCAATTATCGGTATGGGTGTTGAGCTGATAGTCCAGCTTGCTTTTGGTTTAATTAAGGCAATACCGCAGCTTGTAGCTGCATTGCCCCAAATTGTAGCCGCTGTTATTACTGGTGTAGGAAAAGCGGCAATATCAATTGTTGAAGTAGGAAAAAACATAGTAATCGTGCTATGGGATGGAATAGCGTCCATGATGAATTGGATTAAAGAAAAAATTAGTGGTTTTGTAGGAGGAATAGTATCCAATGTTAAAGGTGTTTTAGGCATTCAGTCCCCTTCCACTGTTTTCGCAGGCATTGGAACTAATATGAGTTTAGGACTTGGAGAAGGGTTCACAAAAGCAATGAACTCAGTAAAAGATGATATGAACAGGTCTATACCAACAAGCTTTGATATAGATGCAAACTTAAGAAGCGGAGCAAGCTTTGATAGCAGTCTTGGTTCAAATGTTACAAACACATTTAATATCGCAAGTATGATTGTAAGAAATGATAATGACATAAAAAACATTGCAAGAGAACTTTACTTGCTTCAAACAAGAAGTGACAGGGGGTATGCTGTATGATGGGATTTACATTTAGAGGGAAACACTCCAATGAATTCACAGGATTAGTTGTTAATACAATTAACAATCCCCTGCTACCTCCTAAAAGAGTACAAAAGGTAAATGTAATGGGTCGTGACGGAGAGTATTTGTTTGAAGATGGTTATATAAATAAGAATCTTGAATTCAGGTGTTCTCTTGCAAAAGGAACAATATATGAAAGACGGCAAGTAGCAAGAGATATCGCATCATGGCTTTCAGCTTCAGGTGACTTGGTGCTTGA